AATTGTTGAATAAGAGGAATAACTTTACCAACTTGACGAAAGCCACCAAGTTCTTCTACTATTTTACTAAATCTAGCTTCTCTTGGATCTATAGTAGCCAGACCTTCAGAAAGTCTTCTAACAGCTTCAAAAGCGCCAACAAATCGACCTTGACTATCTTGAAGCTGTATGTTTAAAGCTTTTAGTTGATCTATTGTATCTGTACGCTGAATACGTGTAAAGATTGTACGAAGACCAGTAGCGATAGTCTCAGCACTTTCTCTGGTGGTTGCGCGAACACTGGTGAACAATGCAATCAACTCATTTACGCTACCTCCCGCACTAGAAAACACACCACCAACTCTACGAATGACTGTAATCAAGTCTCCAGATTCAACAGCAAACCGCTTAGATACCGCATTGATGGCGTCTAAGCTTTTTCCCAAAAATGCAACATCTCCACCTGACCGCTTGGCTTCAGCCCCAAACTGTCTAAGAAGCGCGATAGCACCCTCAGTAGTATCTTGAATATTATCAAATGTAGCGGCTAGCGTGGTCTTGGCAAGAATGTCAAGAGCTTTTCTGGTTTTTTCTGCATTAAAACCAGCCTGAGCCAATGTGCGAGACACGTTAAGCAAATCAGCAGAGGATACACCGAACGAAGTAGAAAGTCTAGTTACCTCTTTTGTCAATCCCTGTAATTGTTGTACACTTTTACCCGTGACTTGAGAGATTTTAACAAGTTCACGTTCAAACTCTATAGCTGCTTTCGTAGCATTTTTAAATCCAGTTACGAGCGAAAGCAAAGTGCCAGTAGCCAGAGTGATAACGCTAAATCTTCTGGTAGCTTCCTGAAGATTTCTATTCAGGGTATTTATATCTTTAGCTGCGGCTCTAGAATTTTTACTAACATTTTGAAGTTGTCTGTTAGTTTGAGCCATTGATCTAGGGTCGGCTTTTACTTTTATATTTACAGTATTTAACCCGCTACCCTTTAGCTGTCTCTGTATATCAGAAACAACCCTTCCAACATTCTTTGGTGACTGCAAGTTAATCTGTGCAGTTAAATTAAATTGTTGCGCCATCTTTTCTCCGCTATATAAAAGACGGAGGAAACCATGAGATTTCCCCCGCTAGAAGCATTCCCTAGTATTTATACACACTTATGTCGATTTGGCATCTGTTTTTTTAGCCGTTGTTTTACGCCTAGTTTTAGGTTTTGGCTTTTCTTCAGATTTTTCTGCAATAGGTTTATCATTATCATCCAAAAATGGCTGACGCTCCTTCAGTGACAACTTAACCCACTCTTCTTCACCGTCTTTATTAGTGATAAGAACAACTTCTTCTCCCTCACGATTCACAAAATAAACCTGCTCAGGATCTTTTTCTTTTTTGCCCTTTTCTGTGCGATAAGCTATGAAACGACCCTCATCGTTAATCAAACGTCCGTCTGCATCTGTGAGATGGCCCTCATCATTAATCAAGCGAAGCTCTTCATCAACAAAATTAAACTCTTTAAGAAACTTATTTTCCTCAAGGTTTTTGTCGTAGTTGGGGTCAAGATTGTAAAGCATATTGGCTAGTTCACTAGCTGCCTGAGATGCCCAAGGCTGGTCTGCCTGAGCCTCATAAGCCTGAACATCTGCGAATTTGTGACTATTACCAGAGGCGTCATAAATGCATGTAGAAACCAAAGAAACAAATCTAGCATTGTCAGCTTGACCTTCAGCAGAGTTATTGTCTAGAGCATTTCTTTCGCTAAGAAGATCTCTAAATTCATCTCTTTTAACTTTTAGCTTGAGAGCAATATCTTTAGCATCAGACAATCTAATACCACCCTTTTTCAAAGCCTCTTCCATGCCATTGATTTCTTCAACCAAAGCATCGTACTGCTTTTCTTTTTTCTCGTCCCAGATACCCTGCTCTTTCATATAATCCGTGAGCTTTTGACGAAGCAGCGCCCCAGAATCAAGAGCTTGTCTAAAAGCCTTGTTGTATGCTATTTGAGACTTATTGTAGCACTGAGCAGTGGGTCGCTTTACTACGACTACAACCTCGTTGCCATCGTTGTCTTCGCCCTTTACGGTTCTTTGCTTATCATTTTCCATCTTCTTCTCCTTTTTGTTTTGCCACCGGCAAGTTAATAAAGTATTTCTTTTTACTAATTTCGTAATTTACAAATTCAGATTCAAGACTTCTAATTTGAGTGTTCCCTCGATCAAGAATTTTTGCACGAACATCTTCAAATATTGACTTGACATGTTTTTGTTCTGGTGTAAGCTGGTCTTCTGGTAGTTCAAAACCCCACAAAAAACCAAAGTGTTCTTCTATGGTAGAAAGCGCTCCTATCATAGTGGTTTGTATTTTCTTTTTAGATGCCTTAAAGAGCGCGTCTTTAGAAACTTCTTTGTAGCGGTCCTCTCTAGACTTTTTATAGTCTATCGAGTCCTTCAAAAATTTGTTGTAATCTTCCATTATCTCATTCCTTTTATTTTGCTTCTAGCAGCTTGTACACGATCCATAGCGATATCTTGCTTGATGTCGTTAAACTCTTGGAATCTAATTTGCTTATCTGAGCTTTTTATTGTATTTTGTCTATCTTGAATTATACTTCTAACCATAGGATCATTGATATCGTATATTCTACTGGCTTCTTCTTGATCTTTTGCAACCAAGAATATCTCTTGAGAATTTGCTATCTTTGGATTTTTAATTAAGTCCTCTGATTGTTTTTTCTTCTTTTGTCTATCATATTGTCTGCGCTGACTTATAAACCAGCCATCGAGACAGTCGTCATCTTCTATAACTTTTTCGTCAGGAGCTTCTGAGCTTTCATACACATTATCGTACATAGATGAGTAACTTGACAAAGAAATTTGATCCTTGCTCAATTCGCAGGCAGATTTGCCGAATGCGTTGCCTTGCTTTTTACCTATGTTCCACATGGATCGCCAAGGCTCGCTTCTTGCCACTAGCCTAAATTGATCTGAAGATATTTGGTTAGAGTTATAATAATCCATCAAAGACGATATAGAATGTCTAGACCAATCATAAGGAGTCTTATCTACATTGTAAACTGTTTTAGATATTATCCATATGGATCTAGCAAATGAAGCAACACCCTCACAAGAAATGTGATCTAATGTGTGTTTTTTACTTTTATATTTAAGTAACTCTTTTTCTAAAGCTCTTAATACCATCTTTATATTTGCCAAATCCCTAGTCTTGTAATAAAATTCAAAGGCTTTAACCTTATGGTCCTCTATTTGTTTTTCAATCTTATCTGCTTCGCGATCATCAAAAGGTGTCCAAAGATCATTCTCAACCAAGATAGGAACAAGCTCATCTTTTAAATACACACCTTTAAAATAAGCATCTTTATATGCCTGATCGTAAACATCAAAAGATTCTTCGAGTATTTCTTTATTCGGCTCATAAATATATAAAGCAGGATCGCCCAGCGAACAGCGTAAGCGACCCTGCAATATACGACATAAAGTTTTCTCGTTTAAAATATTATCCATCCCAAATTCCCATTATCTACTTGCCTAAGTATTATCCCAAGACTTAGGCTATCGCAGATTAAGATCCACCATTAACTTTCAAAACATTAAAGTTACTAAAGGAATAACTAACAGTAGCGTTTCCTCCACCAGTGTCGCCACCAGAGTAACTAACACTTGAAAGCTTATTCTGTGTACCCAAATCAATGACAGTACCAGCATTGTCTTTAACAATAATCTCATTGTTGGAAAGGTTTGGATGCGAACCAGAAACGCTAACTAGACCACCCGAAGTTGATATGATTTCAAAATCACAGGTAACTTCAACCGGGAACGTAGCGTATCTATGATACGGTCCAAATCTACCAAGCTCTTGAATATTTTCCTGACCAAAGTCCGTGCTAACAGAAATACTTTGAATATGCAGGTTGTCACTTTGACCAGCTTCACTACTAGCGTCATCACCGCCTTGAGAACGAAGAATTCCGGGCAAAGTAGATTCGCTAATATTAACATCAGTTCTACGAACAACACCAGAACCGGGAACGCCAGTAGCAGAGTGAGTACCGTCAAAAACAGCAGTAATATTAGATCTTGCGAGGTTGCCCTCATTGGCCCGCCAGTTTCCAGTAGGCGTGATACTTTCTGCTGCGTTATTTGCGCCCCTCTTAGCAGCTATATCATTCCAGAATCTTTCATTACCGACAAGAGTAACAGATTCAGTAGCAGTTCCATCTATACTATAGTTATAAGCAACCGAAGATGTAAACATTCCAGAGTTGAAGCAAACACTTCTTGGAACACCAGTAGCGTGTGACAAACCATCATCGAAAATTGCAACATAAACATCAGATCTTTCTTTCGTTGCAGCAACAACGTCAGTTTTACATTTTCCGTTTGAAGCCAAGTCATAAATCAGCTTATTACCGTCAATAGCCTTCTCAAGAGTCACCTCGATGTCAGCCACTTCTTCGATATTTTCATAAATCTCAATTTGCCCCATCTCAAAAACTTGATCTAGGGTAAATGTAGAACTCATTCCCACACTCTGCAAACCTTTTACAACACCGGCAGCAGTTGGGGTTTTACCCCTGCCCATGATGCAAACAGCTTGGCAAGCATAGAATATTCTTTGGTTACGAGCCATAATAGTCTCCCTTAAATTATTATTATCCTCTGGTAAAGGCTAAAGTAATATACACAAAATTTGAATTATATGGCGTTTACTTGCGTTTTACAGCGAGTGCTGCCGATGTAGAGATCTGGAGATATTTGTGTTACGTCTTGCGCTCTAGAACTATTAATCCAACATTTTCTATAGAAAAAATTATCAATAAGCTTAGGATATAGCCCACTAGGAATAGCATTTTCATTTAGCTCATTTCTGTAATTGTAAGGATATACACCAGAAATACCGACTGTAGTAGGATTAAAAAGATGTATAGTTCTATCATTTTGGTAAAGGGTAGCATCCATAATATTATTGCATTCCCAATGGTTTTCAGCTATAACATGAAAAATTATATCATTATTTACCCACTGACCACCGCCTAGCTGATATCCCTCCATACTTCTAGCAGGAATAACTTCTATGGCTAGGGCCGGAAGCTGGACTCTGGTTTCGCCAAGTTGCGCCCATCCACCAGATGCGGAGACTTGAAATCCTTCTTCATTTCTAAAAGACCTTTGCTGTATTTGACGGAACCAAGAAACGCCTTCTGCTGGAATAACTTGTACCCACTTGTGACTGTATTCTAGTTGTACAGTGCTTGTTGTGGCTAGCGCGGTATCAAATATAACTCTACCATTTGGATAATCTACATAAAATGGCTTGCTAACATTTCCGGTAGCGTAAAACGATCCATCAACAAATACACCAGATATAGTAATTGGTTGCTGTGCTGTGCCATCTACACCACTTTCCCAGACCCAGTTTTGGCGATACCCTTCCCACACTTGACCGTCTGTGTAGTTAGGATTATCGGCGCTTCTTAATTTATGTCTATCACCGCCATATATTCCAGACTGGGGTATTTTGATATTGTAAAAAGAGCCACGATCAAGAAAGCCCCAATCGTAAAATGCTATAAAATTATCCAGCAGTATATTGGAAAGCGTGGCATCTTGCGCATTAGGTAAATTTGAAAGTTTTGTATGGGGTCCACCTACCATTATGAAAGCTCCTTTCTTACTATTGCAGAAATTTCTCTCAAGGTTGGCTCTATGGCTCTTGTGACAAAATTCTCCGTTTCGTCGCCAGAATACAAGGGGTTGACTTTAAATGGTTTTGCTGATTCGCTCATCGTAGCGCCACCAGTTCTACCAGTACCCATTTCATAATCAACACCAAAATCACCAATAATAATCGCATCACCAGCGGTCAACAGCCATCTGAGCCAAGGTATAGAGCCGCCACTTTCTATCGCCTGCTCTGCGACAGGAAGAGAAAGAAGATTAGCGAAGGTGGATGGCTGCACAGTTATTCTAATTCCACCTCTGAAACTTCCGCCTCTGGAACTTATTTTTGAGACAGAAACTCTTGTGGAGTTTGCGACAGAGTTTGCTATGGCGCTAGAGGGATCTTCTGTTAATCCAAAGTCAAGCTTTAAAGTACCGCTAGAAAGTTCTCGCATTTCTGGACAGGTAGCTATTGCCCTTCTTACAACTTCTTTTACTTTGCTTCGTATATTAGAAGACGCTGTTTTCAGTACCTGTTCGCCTTCTTTAGCCAAAGCTTTGTTTATTAAAGCTCGCATTCTGGCGTTGCTTGTGACTATTTTCACGTATCACCTCTGGTCCAAAATGTAACAACATATTTTGTTGTATTTTGCTTGAATCCTTGAGGGTATGAAGATCCGGCTCTTTCATACCTACCATTATCATATTTCTCTATACCGTCATAGTTTGGAATAAGATATTTAGCTTTGTTTATTTTTTCCAAATCCGTCATGTATGATATAGTCTGTATAGAGCCGTCTGGAATATCAATAGGTATACCAATGTCAACCCAAAATTTTCTATTCCAATAAATTCTTAAAGTTATATCTTCTGTAGTTTCGACGGCTTTATAACCCTTACCGCTACAATAAGGGCAGGGCATACCCCTTTCAAATGGATATGGTCCTCCCGGTCTGTAGTTGCTTATAGACCTATTTCTAGTTCCCATAGTGTCCATGTAGCAGTTTGGACACTGTTCTCTTTTTTCTGGATATACTAACGTAGCGGTTCTAGTAAAAAGCAAAACCGCTTCATTGTATGTTGTAAAAACACTCGCGGGTATGTTTATAGCCATTAGAAAACCTATGGAGTAACAGCAACACCTGAAGGCGTATTTGGTGAGTAAGCCTGAACGATACTATACCTTCCATCCATTCTAGCGTCTATAACCGCAATAGACTGATCTATCTGCGTAGTTAAAAGAGGAGGAAATGGACTCAAGGTATTATTTGAACTTAGTTTATCAGCGGCGGCCAAGCCTCTAGCCCCAGCTACACTAACAATACCTTCTCCACCCTGTGGCTGGGTATTGCTATTTACTATCTTTTGTGATACTGCCATTTTTTTTCTCCTAATCGAACATGTTGCCGCGATAATCAAACTCATTAGCTCGCAGAATCATACTTCCGGGGCTGTATGGACCGAGAATAGCTTGACCAACAAGCGTGTTATTATATTGGTAAGTTTTTAGTAAGTTATCATACTTTGCACAAAAATCTTTGTAAAGTATATTTAAATTTTGTGTCACTGCCCTCAAGTCAATTTGAGAGGGTCCATCTTTTATCATTATCGAGTTTCCTGCTTCTGTCTTTACCTGACTTCCCAGAAGGATGCAAGCGGCCTTATAAACAGAAAGCACAGAAAAGTCTGTATCTTTTTCGGATACAGGGTCTGGGGAAATAGAAAGCGAAGATATACTGACTACATAATCATTGCTAAAATCTGCGTCATTCAGCACATTATAAGCGCCTACAGTTATCACCTGTCTTAATCTTTCGTCTGTAAATGTTGCCTGATCTAAATCTCCCACAAGAGATCTGAGCATTACAACTAAATCTACTTTCCAAGACATAATTCACCTATAAGTTTTCTATTACTTTAAAATAACCCACGCTAGTATTCCAAGTTCCGTCCGGGGTGGCTACATAAGCTTGTAAATGCCAAGTTCCGGGACCATTTAAATCTCCGTCAACAGTTGCATATTGTATCAATCCATCTGATCCGGTATTGGTGAACACGGCAACTCTCTCAAAAGTTGTGCCATCTGGTCTTTTAAATGTAAATTTTTTGGTTGATGCGCTACTAATATCGGCAACAGTCGTACCTCCAGTGGAGGTGGTGTCATATACCGTCACCCTGAAAATTGTGCCTATATCATTAACGTGAGCTTGTTCTACAAATGCCATAATGTACCTCCATATATTTATACACAGTAAAAGGTTGTTCTTTGTTATAATTACGAAAAATTTAGCTGTCTAACCAAAAACAACCCAAAGACTCTAAGTATTCATTAAAAATGCTTTTATTCTTGTGATAGTACACGGGGAGTAGTGTAGTCTTTGCCCCCATAGCCAAGGCGCATATGGCAAAATGCAATCTGTCGGTCTTGACGCCGCTAAGGGTTGCTGCGTACTCCCAATACTGCTGCGGAGTATGACAGAAGAATGCAGGATCTTTTCTTTGTGGTGGCGGAATGTGTTGAAAAACAGTTTCTCCAGTTTTTCTTAGAAAAGTCTCGTCTCCACTTTTTTCACAATCAATCTCTGGAAAATCAAATCCCAACGCTAAGTCTGGAGCTACTTCACCTTTGCCAATTATATCTCTACTTACAGAATCCCTAAAATACAATCTTTCAAAAGGTAAATCTTCATTTTTAAATACAGACTGAGGAAGCATCCAGCAAGGAATACCCGATTCAAATGCCTTTTTTCTTATCGCTGCACATTTAGGATATCCCACGTTTCCGCCAGCGAAAAGTAACAGCTTGTCACATTTTGGTATTACATCTTCCGCTAAGGCGTTTACCGTAAAATAATCAACGCCAAACTCTTTACAAAATCTTCTAGTTGCTAGATACAACAAATCATCACCAACGTTGCCAAACCCATCGACAATACCAACCCTCAATCCTCTAAGGTCTTCAAATATTGGGGCAAAAAAAGATTTATCTAGCAATCTCATTTTTCATACCCACCTTCCACAAAGTCGCTATAATGCAAATAATATATCATGTCTTTGTGATATTGGGTTAGGGTAAAGTCAAGATCGTCAGACTTATTACTATGGGGAAAATCGTGTTCTTCTTTAAAAAGATTTAGCTCGCGCAACCCATTCTCTACATCTTCTACCTTTAGCAGTTTGTCATACTTATACAATTTTGTAACGGGAAACTTTATCAATTGTTTAGAATGAATCATTAGCCAATCATCAAAAGAAAGGCTTGGATTTGTTTTTATGGCGTGTTTCCATTGACTAAGCGCTCTGTCGTATGGGTTTCTGATTGGCAGAACTTTAGTATAGACTGTAGACCTTTCTGAAAGCCAATTTGTGTGACCGAGAGCGGGTTCATGATCTGGCTGTCTAACATCATTTGGCAGATATGGTACTGGACCCTGCACAAAAATAAATCTATCTGGTCCAAAAAATTTTCGACTTGTTAAGTAATTAGCTATAGAAGTACTATAATTTTTAAATGGTTGCCAAACCAACATCTGTTTAGAATTGTTTATCAGCATGTTTCCCTCCATATTGGTCTAAAACGCTCTGTTGGACAGTCGTCCTCTTCTGCTGGAGGCTGTGGCAAATAAGAATAATTACCATCAACAATCCTATGTAAAAGATGTTTCCTATACTCTATAGGTCTAGATCCGTTTAAATGCACAAAGTGGGCATCTTCAATCTTAGACCAAAAATCAAAGTCTATAAATTCTAGATTAAATCTCCAGTCAACCAAATCAAAATCATCATCGTCTAAATTAAGGATTAAATAATCCTGATCAAAACACCACATCTTGTAATACGGCTCTTCTGGCTGTGAATATTTTTCCGCAAATCTTTTAGGAAAAAACATCATGCCACCATTAGGCTGGACATTTCTATTGTTTTTGTATAAGTGTGGATATTCATCTAAGATCAAGAATCTTTCGTAACACATAGACTTGAACAAAGTGTACTCGTAAGTATTTTTTATTATCTTCCACTCGTCTACAAACGAAATCTTATCTTTGTTGAAGATGTCAAAGACATTGGGAGAACCATTTTTTACAACAATATCACAATCTAAGTAAAGCGTATATTCATATTTTTCTATTACTTGTTTTAGTCTGTATTTATTAGACATCGGCCATTGTGGTGATTTGTCTCCATCTAGCTCTATGTAGTCAGCGCCACAAGAACCTGCGTATTTAATGATGTTTTCTCTAGTTGCTTGTAATTGTTTTTGCGCAAGTGTATTTGCAGGAATAACGCATACTGCAACATCTGAATTTTGTCTTGGGAGAACATCGTCAAGCTGTATTATTGGCGCAAGCGATTTCATTTAAATGTGCCTTCTTCTGGGCAAATTATTAATCTTTTACTTTGGCTTCTCATTAATTGAGCTTCAAGCTTTTCGCTTTCCATAAAAAAATGAGCATCAACTTCTCTTAAAACATTAGACTTAAATTTGGCAGCTTCTACGGCATGATTACTGTCTCTTTCTTCTTGTTTTTCAGTTGGAAACATTCTTAAAAAATTATATTTTACTTTGTGCTTTTCTAGCCATTCTTCTGTTATGTCTCTATATTTTTCAAGCCTAGCCGTTACTATTCCTTTGCACGGATGAATTTTAGGTAATCTATGGTGATATGGTTCTACATTTTTTATATATTCAATATATTTTTCTTCATCTTTCGCAACCTCATATGGAACGTTAGGACATAATATTCCATCAAAATCGAGCAGAGACTGGCTAACATAACAGCTATTGAAAAAATTCCACTCTAGTAAATGTGGAGGCGGTAACTCTTTACCATAAACGTCAACCAAACCAGTAGAAGACGGATGAACATACAGTGTACCAAACAAAAAGTTTTCTCTTCCTAAATGATTTTTAACTGGCAATAATGAGTTTCCGCTATATACAGTATCGTCTAACACCAATATCTTTCCGTCTCGTTCTTCATGTCTTTCCATTCTTTTTCCGCCGAACTCACATAAACCAGACATCACCTCTACAGAGCCTTCTTTTTGTATAGAATATAAAGGCAGGTTGAGCATTACAGAACAAAAACTAGCAGGCAAGAAGCCAGATCTTGGAACCGCCGCAATACCTTTTACATTTAGGTTTGCTATTTTAGGGATTAAATAATCTACACAGTCTTTAATCAATTGCTGATTAGAAATATACTGTCCGTCAAGAATTATTTTTCTTCTATCGTGCTTTTTATCACAATCTATTTTGTACTTGTTTCTTTCCTTCTTGCTCGCCGCTTGACACCACTGCCAGTTTGGTGGGTCATATGTCATTTCCTGTCTAAAAAATTCACAATATCCAGCCGCTGGACATTGGCATTCATCTATTTCTTTCATACATTATTCCACAAAAGCCACATAAGCCGGTCCTAAAATCGCTACAACCTTATGATCTGCTGGTTGCGGAGATCCTGAACTACCAGTACCTCTGTGCAAATCATTAGGAGAATCATCGCCAGTTCCTGCCGTATCATAAAGATATTTCAAAGTCATCTCAGGCTGATCTCCAAATTCTCCAGTTTCACCAATCGCAGTTATTAAATAAACATACGTGGATTGCACCGTACTACTACCACCAGCACCAGCAACACGCTTTTCTACATATACATGTTGACCAACTTTTGCAGCGCTTATGTCTTGATCAGAGTCATATGTGACAGTGTAGCTAGGACCAGATCCAGAAACAGATCCCTCCTGCCATAAAGTTATAGCATTTATAATAACAACATGATTTCTTAAATTAGCCATTAATCCGGTAAATCCTGACCTATGATAAATCCATCAAAATTACTACCTGCATTATTAGTACACAGGAAGCCGTAAACATCTGTATGGGAAGTAGATGTAGACATGGTAGGAACTACATTTCCAGCCCATCTAACGGTAGCAGCAGCGCCGCCAGTTGTATAATCAACATCTGTCCAAGCGACTGTTTTTGCAGAAGAGGCGTTTTGTGTTATTCTTAATATAAATCTTTGTCCACGCTTTGCATTTATAAATTCAAATTTAGTAACATTTTGGCCCAAAGATATGTTGTGGAAATTTCCTGTGCTTAGGTCTAAGGTTACAGTTGCATCTTCTGCTGTAGGCGTGTCGTTAGCTGGAACAGCCTCTTGCACATAAGCTCCACCAGTCAAGGTCACACCAGAAGCACCAATAGTAATTCCGCTAGCAGTTAGCCTAGAATCAAACTGATTAAATACACCATGTTTAGCTCCTGTAAAGCTTTTTGCAGAATCTAGCACAAGAGCCTTAGATGCTGTTGCGGTTCCTGCTACGGAAACATTCACCTGACCACTTGCATATGTAGCAACTCCAGAACTGTTTATTAAAGCGGTTGCTATGCCAGAAGCAGTATTTAGAGATGTAGACTGACCAGATCCATATACAGCAATACCCGATACATAGTTAAGCTGTGCTGTACTAACATCACCGCCGCCGCCACCACCGCCGGTGGTTAGGGTAACTTGCCCGCCACCATTATCTGTAAGCGTACCATTACTAACAACTATTGTTCTTACATTAGCTACATTAGGATTGTTGTCTGCCTCTTTAACGGTTAGTGAGACACCAGAAGCGTAGGCGGCTATACCAGAAACAGCAACAAGATCGCCTTCGTTTGCAATAGCTTGCCCAGAGGCATAGCTCACCCTGCCTTCGTTTGTAATTGCTAGTCCAGATGCATACGCAGATATTCCAGACGTTGCGACAATATCGCTTTCATTAGCTATAGCCTGACCGCTAGCATAAGTCGCGATACCAGAACTAGCGATTAAAGAGGTCGCCGTGCCAGAGGCAGAAAGTAATGCAGTAATATTAGACTGATTAGATATGGCTTGACCAGAAGCGTAATTAACTCTAGCAGTATTTGTAGAAATGTTTGAGGTGTTTGTAGAAATGTTTGAGGTGTTTGTGGCTATATCGGATTCATTTGCGATAGCCTGACCGCTAGCATATGCAGCTATACCCGAAGTTGAAATTAACGAAGTGGCTGTTCCAGAAACAGCTAACAGCGAAGTAGCAACTCCAGAAACAGTATTTAGGGACTGCGACTGACCAGAAGCATAAACCGCTATACCAGAAACGTAATTAAGTTGTGTTGTAGTAACATCGCCACCACCACCACCGCCGCCGGTAGTTAGCGTAACTTGCCCACCACCATTGTCTGTTAAGGTTCCGTTGCTAACAACTATTGTTCTTACATTCGCAACGCTAGGATTGTTATCTGCTTCCTTAACAGTTAGTGAAACACCAGAAGCGTAAGCGGCTATACCGGAAACAGCAACAAGATCGCCTTCGTTTGCAATAGCTTGTCCAGAAGCGTAAGTAGCTATGCCGGAACTAGCAATCAAAGAAGTTGCCGTACCAGAGGCTGTCAACAATGCTGTAATATTGCCTTGGTTTGATATCGCTTGACCAGAAGCATAGTTAGCTATGCCCGAAGTTGCAACAATATCGCTTTCGTTGGCAATCGCCTGACCACTTGCGTATGTTGCTACGCCGGAAGCTGTGTTTAAAGATGTTGCCTGACCGGAAGCGTATTGAGCTTCAGCGCTAGCGCCACCAGCGCTAGCAAGCTGAGAACCATTAAAGTATAATGTTCCACCCACATTATAAAGTGTATCAGTAGTCACATCGGGAGTATTTCTAGACAATAAAACACCAGAGTTTCCGATACTTACACCAGTACTGTAAACAAATGAATCAAACTGAGAAAATCTACCGTCTTTAACTCCAGTAAAACTTTTTGCAGAATCAAGCACTAATGCTTTAGAAGCTTCTGCCGTACCGTCCGTTGTGACATTGATCTGCCCAGAAGCATAATTTGCAATACCTGAAACAGCAACAAGATCGCTCTCATTTTCAATAGCTTGACCAGAGGCGTAGTTTACCCTACCCTCATTTGTAATTGCTAGTCCAGATGCATACGCAGATATTCCAGACGTTGCAACAATATCGCTTTCATTAGCTATAGCCTGACCAGAAGCGTAAGTAGCAATACCAGAAGTAGCAACCAAAGAGGTAGCAGTACCCGAAACCGCCAAAAGAGATGTTGCTATACCAGAAGCTGTGTTCAGCGCAGTAATGTTGCTTTGATTAGATATAGCTTGTCCAGAAGCGTAATTGACTCTTCCTTCGTTTGTGATAGCCAAACCAGAAGCGTAGGTTACTTCAGCCTCATTTGTTATCGCTAAACCAGAGCTATAAACAGCTATACCGGAAACATAGTTAAGCTGCGCGGTTGTAACATCTCCACCACCACCACCTACGCCGGAAGCATATGCCGCAATCCCAGAAACCGCAACTATATCGCTTTCGTTTGCAATAGCTTGCCCAGATGCATAAGTAGCTATTCCAGAGCTAGCAATCAAAGAAGTCGCTGTGCCAGAAGCCGTTAGTAACGCAGCAATATCGCTTTCATTAGCGATGGCTTGACCAGATGCATAGTTAACCCTAGCAGTGTTTGTGCTAATATTGCTAGTATTTGTTGATATGTTAGAAGCATTAGTTGCAATACTAGACTGATTAGATACAGCTTGACCAGAAGCGTATGTTGCTATTCCAGAGCTAGAAATCAAAGACGTAGCAGTTCCAGAAGCGGATAGCAGTGCTGTAATATTGCTTTGATTTGATATCGCTTGACCTGAAGCATAACTAACCCTAGCTGTGTTTGTAGATATATTAGAAGTATTTGTCGCAATGTTAGACTGATTAGAAATTGCCTGACCGCTGGCATAGGTCGCGACACCAGAAGTATAAGTATCTACACCCCCAATCGTAGAGCCGCTAAACTTTAACGTACCACCTTCATTGTATAGCGTATTAGTAGTTACAGAAGGAACATTATTTGCAAGAACGATTCCAGAATTACCAACAACGACACCGCTGGCTTGCATTATAGCACCATGACCAACAATATCTAATTTATAAGCGGGCGTACTTGTACCAATGCCCACCAAGTCATTTGCGGCATCTGTTCTTATGAGATTAGTATCGTTATCGCCCTTGACCTGAAAATCAATATTGTTAGCTCCATTATTGACTGTAACCTTGTCTGTGCTAGCTTCGTCTAGTGTAAGCATCGTAAGATTACCAGCCACAAGGTCTATTTGATCACCCCGGAATCTGATGTAAGTGTTTGAATCTCCATCATGATAAATGTATTGACCAACATTTATATTAGTAAATGTAGGAGTAGTACCCACTGCAACTTTAGAACCATTCCAGTAAAGATCAGTTCCGTCAGCATAAACCTTATTAGAAGTTGATGCTGGAGTAGCGCTAGTTATTTGAATTCCGTTTCCGGTTGCATGAATTCCGTGACCAGAAATTATTCCATCCTTGTCAACAGAAGCTAATACAGCATCAGAACTGTTCTTCCAGCTTGTTAGATTTGAAACCTGAGACGCCGCTGCTTTTACGACAATACCTTCATCATTAGCAGCATTTACACCAACAAAAAGAGTGTCATCAAGCGTAACATCGGCAGCACCAATAGCAACTCTTTTGGAATCCATGTCACCCTTGATTAAAGTGCCATTAGTCGCGGGCGTGGAGTTGCCTATGAAAACAAGATTGTTAGAAGAATTAGAAGTACCTGCACCTTCACCTAAATAGATGCACTCAGTACCAGATGAACTTTTACCAGCATTTTTACCTATACCTATTGATCTGGTCGATCCCGTAGAAGAAGTTCCAGCACCGTGACCTATCCATATAGCGCTTTCTCCCGCTCCATTAAAGCCTGCCTGATAACCTAATGCAACGGCATAATCTTCGCCTAAAGAATTACCAGCCTGATATCCTACGATAGTACTGTAACTACCAAGACCATCACCGACTTGATAACCTATACCAACAAAACCTATTTCATAAGCATCTTTAGCCGCTTCATATCCTATGGCAACTGATTCATGTCTCATTTTATTACCAGCAGAATATCCTAAAGCAACACTGTTATAAACAGAAATAGCGGCATCAGACGCTATAGGTCCAGCCTTTGCTCCAATGTGTACATTGTGTTGACCGGTTTTATTTTTAGTGGAAGCTTCAGCCCCTATTACAACACTATCAGTGGAAGTTGTTATTCCACTACCAGCACCATAACCTATAATAGTATTGTTACTGTTGGCCGCACCAGTTCTATCGCCTATTGTTAAAGATTTATTAGTAATATTTAAATCTACAACACTACTATCAGTAGGAGTGCCGGTAAGATTAACATCTGAAAGCTCTACTAATTTAGCATCTTTTATCACAGTGCCATTGCTAAAAACAAGACCAGAAGCAGGAACTGTAAATTCGTCGCCCGCACTGGCAAAAAAGGCTTTAGCCGCTGGGTACGTTATAAAGACGACACCACTTCCGCCAAGACTTATTTTATTTCCAGAATTAGAACTAGATAAGATGGTAGTTCGTTCTAAATTGTTTGATCCATAAGTACCTATACCTACTTCAAATTTATCGTTTTCTTCTAACGCATAATAGGTTGTATCACCACTGGATAGGATAGCGCTAAATCTTTGAAAACCTGCTGGTGCGCCAGTTAGAGATAGTCCACCAACACCTGTACTGTTTGTGTTTTCCCTAACTCTATCGCCTATTTTTAATGCCATAAAGACATACCTCCGATATAAATGTTAATGTTTTAGTTAGGGTCTGTGATATTTGGAGGCGTTGGTTTTGGAACATTCTCTCTTTCTACTCTAAGCTCATATGCAACCGTATTTTCCATCAAAAAATCTCTTGTTTTTCTATTAGCGAATTGAGATTGGGTTTCAGGATTAGGTATGGTTTCAGGATTTGTATCTGCGTTTATCGGTAAAGACGGATCAAAACTTGGATTTTCAATTTGTGCCTGATAACCATAATTAGCGCACATGGCGGAAATAACCCTGCCTACATCGGCATCGTCTATATTTACTGAGAAAACCGCCATTCCTATCTCCTTGCCTTAAAGTTTATAATCTTATTTACTTGTAAGTCAAAATCTGTCTGCTTATTAAATTTCAAAGCAAAATCAGTCATTTTATTTATTTTTAAACTATAGTCGTGCTGTTTGTTTATATTTAGACCACGTTCTATTAATCTGTTTATAGCTAAAGGAAACGTTAAAACGTCTTTATTAAAATGTATAATCACAAGAGCGCCAGCAAATGGATCTGTTCTCACAAAGCCATCATCAGCAACCGATGTTTCCGAAAAAGCAGTAAAACCAAACATAACAACCTCCTTGATTATATACACAAAACATCGTATATAACAAAAAAAAGCCGCCCAAAATTGAGCGACTTTCTTTTTTGCCTGAGCTTCGACTTCTATTAGAAGGAGCCAGCAAGAACTCTACGGTTGTCAAGAACACCGAATCCGATCTCGGCCCATCCGTAGTAACCCTGACGCTGATGGCGATGAAGACCTTCGTCCTCATAGATCTCAACTTGCTTCTTGACAGGCATTACAAAGCTGTCATTAGCAGCTTGATCCAAACCAATAACAAGCTCAACGTCCGAGCTAGCAAGCGAACCACTAAGGTCGCTGGTGAAGTACTTCTGGTACTCCTGACCATCGCCAAACTCAAACACATCGTGAAGGTTTACACCAAACACTCTAGTAAGAGCAGGACCGTCATCGTTAGCGACATAGATTTCTCTACGGCTAACTTCGTCAAGCTGATCTACGCCCCAGTTGCGGATATCTTCGATAGCCTCTGGAGAAAGATAAAGATCGCTCAAACGACCCGGAGCAGTTACGCTGTTACCGCCACCGTTACGGCGCATAACAGTTTTCATCAAGCTAACAAGACGCTTGGTGAATTGACCAGCAGCAGCATCGGCATCGAATACCAAGATGTTACGGTCAACAGCAGCAGCCAGAAGTGTGTGCCAGCCGTCATCGTTAATTTTCTTAACGAATGAAGCCTCAAGCACTTGCATTGCACGACCAACAACATTCCAGTTTGCCTCTCTTGCGTACTTCAGCAAGAAGTCAATTGAACTTGAAATGCCATAGGTGTTGATCATGACGTAATCACCTTCAACGTGACGCTCAGGAATGCGTCCGTTTCCGGGATTTGTGTAGGCGATGTGATCGCCTTCGGTTCCGGGGGCCAGAAGATCCAATGGAAACTCTGGGCTTGCTCCCGGCTCAAGAGGCATTGCCTCGTAGATATTTGTCACGATGTCGCCAAAAAGAACACCCTCTCTAAGTGGTGTCTCAAGAGCTTTAGCGATTTCGCGCTGTGCTTCGATAGCGATAGCTTTATCCGAGCTACCAGATCTTTTTAAAAGACTGATAAACTCTTCTGAAGGTCTTTGTTTAATAGACATAGTAATATTTCTCCTTTATTTATTATTTATTGTTTAATAAGATCAAACACCACCAGATGGTGTCGCGGTATTTGGTAGATCAATGTATACTTTAGCGTATCCATCTTGATCCACACCACTCAAGAATCGTCCAACGACCTTAGCGCTACCGGTATGATCACTACTATCCGCAATAATATACGAAGTAGAAAGATTACCACTATGTGCTAGGTAAGCCAAGTTGCCAGCGGCAGGACTTGTTCCTTCCAAGTTGTTAGTTACAACAGTTCCCTTTTGGAGCAATGTAACTTTTCCACCCTTTTGAACCTCATCTTTGTGCTGGTTCAGGTGCTGACGAGTAAGGTCAATGTTAACCATATCGTTCAGCAAAAGTCCCACAGGAACTTTACCTGATGCTGTTGCCGCATATGTGACGAGTGCTGCACCTTGGTCCATAGCAGCACCAGAGCCACCAGTACTAAGAGCAACAACACCGCCGCGAGTAGCAGCTTCATTCATAAAGAATGAAATGTCAGTTTGAAGCGTACTTCTGTCAGTTTTAAGAGCCATTATGAATCTCCTTTATAAAATTACTTATTTTTGTTTGGGCAAAGTTTGTAAAACAGAACCAAGCCACTCACTCGCTACGCTGCGAAGAGATTCTGCTGGATCTTCTTGTTCGTCTAGTTCCGCGATAGCAACTTCCTCTACCGGTTCTACTTGCTCAAGAGCTTCTTCGCCAGCTTCAGCGGAATCAAGTTCCTCTTCTGCTTTTGCTTCTTTCTCTTTTTTGATAGCCTCATCTTTTTTGATAGCCTCATCTTTTTTGACGGCTTTCTCTTCTTCTTTATGCTCAGGCGTGTGCTTGCCTCTCATTCTCTTCATGGTTGTCATAGCAACAACAACCTTATCAAAAGTATCGTCATCAGCGTCTTCAAACTCAGCCAAAGTAGCTTCAGCCTCTTCTGTATCAAGACCAAGATCTTGAAGCTGTGCCTCACGCTTCATTCTAGCTTCTTTCTTTTTCATTTTGCGAAGCTCTTCCATCTTCTCTTTCATATCTTTTTCGCCATTCTTGATGGCTTCAGCCTGCTCTGCAACAACAGCTTCTTTTGCTTCCAAGGCTTCAGCCTGTTCTGCAATAGTAGCTTCAAGCGCTTGAATCTTTGACTCAAATTCTGCTTGTTGCTCTGCGACTACTTTTTCTTTCAAAGCCTCATTAGCAGATTTAGCCTCTGCCAACTCGGTTCGCAAATCGTCGATTTGCTTGTCTAGATCTGACATATCGTTCTCCTTAATTGAAGATATAGTTAAAATTTGTGCCTCAGATTCATCGAAAAATCTATTTCCTTCCAATATTACACTACGAGGATTAGCAGGTTTTGAAACTAAGCCTTTACCAGAGAACGATAAGTTTCTCAGAAGTCTGCCAACTCTGTAGTCTTCGTACTTTCCACTTCCACCATAAGATCTTAGGTGTTTAGTAAGAAAAGCGGAACTTTCTTCTCTGGGTACAACCCTAGTACCGCCATCCTTATCTACTAAAGCGTAATCAAAATTAGGAAATAGACATTCCATAGAAACGAACCATTTGCCTTCTTCGATTTCTGCTAGTATTTTTTGTATTCTTTGTCTTTGATCTACATCGCTCCACTCTTTGTAAATGACAGCGGTAGTCAATATATTAAATTCTGTAGGAGGATTTTCTGTTTCTTCGGCTATTGCGTTGCCCTGAAAGTCAACAACACGATTACCAGTTATATGGCCTATAATATCTTTTTCATTATGCATGAAATTAAAAGGCTTGTCTTCTGGGGTTGTTCTAGCCGCAAATGTTTCTTTTGGATCAAATACATCATCGTTCTTGTTCCAGCCTGTGCTAACCAACACGGATTCCAAATAAAACAAATCTATTTGATCTTTATTTTCAGAAGCCTCAGAAGCTATAAGCTTCATGGACTCTTGCTCTTCTGTAGATGGGGTAAAGCACTTTGCAACACCGCAATAGGCTACGCTATTGGTAGATGATAACAGGTCGCCTAGACCATCTTCTATTTCTGCTTTATAAATTTCCATAAAAATACCTCCGAAAACTTATACACAAATTTTTTCAATAATAGAATTTATTGCTAAAAATTAGACATTTCACCAAATGTAGCGGAGTATATAAATCTCATCTCAGAAGTATTAGGATCTCTTTTATTACTCTTTATAAAGTCTTGTTTTTTAGCCTGAGCCAAATCATGAAATGCTTGAGAAGGCTTGCTTTTATTGTCTATTAGCTGTTTTACTACAGCTTCATCAATCTCCATAAATGGCTGCATTCCGGTCAGTATACAAAGCTTCAGATGTTCTAGCTGGTCAACTTCAGCTTTATTTAGACTTCTGACATTCTTTTTATCAAAATGCGCCAAGGCTACGGGAGATACTATTTCAGATATTTTTGCCTGAGCCTCCATAGCCCATAAAGTTTTAGCTGTAGCATCAGAACTTCTTGGCAATACCCTTTTCTCTTTTCGTTTCTGAGTATCTCTGGAAAACTTTGGCCTACCGTTTTCGTTTACAGGTTCTGTGTTTTCATTATCAAGAGGAAGTTTTCTAACTTCTTCTTTTACAGGCTCTTCTACAGAAACTGGAGGAAGCCCTAAGCTCTCAAGATATTCGCCATTATCTAAAACATCTTTTGTCATGGCGATTTTAGCAACGTCCTGCTTATGCTGTGGATTATGGTACGGACTAGCCTTCTTCGGAGCAGCGACATCGTTTGTCCTTTCTCTTTCCTCTCTTCTTACTCTGACTCTTTCAATACTAGGTATTTCTCTGAATCTCTCAAGAAGCGTTTCTTGCGATATAATATCTCTATCCGCAAGGTCCATAAGAAGCTTTTTCTGAGCAGCTTCATCAGAAAGTACAATGGAATCAAAGTGTATCTCGGCAGGAAGTCTGAATCCCATAGCTTTTTGCACCATTTTAATTTCGTGCCTCCAGAACTGAGAAAGAACCTCTCTACCGTATTCTAGTCTTTCGATCAGCGTTTTCAACGACACGTAATTGTTTGTATATCCGCCACTACTGCTAGCGCCAGTCAAAGTCGGAGGAATACCAAGTCCCGCATAGATACTTGTTAAAACAGGCTGATATTTCTCAGAACCCAAGAATCTGTAAACCTGAGATTGACTCTCTGTAAATTTAAGCTCTGGACCCCAAACCAAATCCATCGTACCGCCGCCAACGTTGCTAGCAAGAATATCTCTTAGCTTGTTAATAGCAGCTTTAGTTGGAATAATCTTGTGATCCAAGTCACCAACTGTCCACAATCTAACATTTGATATAGCGCCATCCAGAGCAGCGATATCTGCAAGCTTCATCTTTTCTAGCATGATAATATCGTCAAGGATGGCGTAGATCATTGGGTTTGCCCAAAGTAGCCAATCGTCCTTTTTATAGTAGTACATTTGAACATTATCAGAGTCTAAAGGTATTTTTCTTTCCCCTGTTTGTAGCCTCTTTTGTATATCTAATGGTAAAGTTTTCAATATGGTGTTTGGATTATTGTCAGTCTTAACCAACTGCTCATATGTATTTTTAGATATGTTTAACAAAAATTCTGGCTTACCAACTATGTAAGATCCATTGTTTTTTATATCAATCGCAAGTGGATTTAAGAAATCGTAAGACCAAGGTATTTCTCTTTTGAGAAACTTTAGTGGCTCAATTTTTACATCTGCGGCCAAAGAGTTTCTAAGATTTCTTTCTTGTTGTTTGTTGATTCTAGCGGTGCGCCTACGCACAACAACATTACCAGTTCTGTAAAGATAATTTAAAAATCTCTCAGATCTATCTACGCCTCCAACCTCTTGCCACCACTTTCTATAAAACTTTTCAATAGTTTTGTTAGGGTGAACAATAGCCAAGCCTTGTGAAGCAAAGTCGCTCATCAAATCAATAACATTTCTGATAATTCCGACCTTATCATAAGCCTGCATACACTGCTTGATTATTCTTTTTTGACGATTAGATACAGACTCTCCGGGGCGAAAGTTGTCATAGTCAGATCTAAGAAATGAAGTCCTAACCGAGCGATTTGGCTCTATATCAATGTAGCTAGTTCTTCTTCCGTAGGCCAGCGCCTTTTGAACACCGTCATATGCTTCTACATTATCTGAAGTTTGGGCGTAAGCTTCCTGTCTTTGTGAATCGCTGTCCCAAGTGCGATAAAGCGAGTCTTCGTTTGTCATTTGCATTAATCTCCAGACAATAGTATTGTTAATATGATTGATATTATATTATACACAAATTAGTATATATCTTGCACTTTATCTGAAAACCAAGATGGACCATAATACATTTTTTCATTATCGTACTTAGCAGTATTATCTTGCTTTGCAAAACCGCCTATAGCGCCATACTCTATAACATCCTTTTCTATAGACAAAGATCTAGCAGACATATTAGCCATAATCAACGATGAATACCTGTCTTTTCTTAGTCTGCTCTTTTTCCCTGCTGCAACTTTTATCTCAGGAGTATCCCACTTTTCTCTACCTGTAGATGTTTGAGTCATTACAATCATGGATAGCTCATCTTTAAGCTCTTCTATTTCCATAACACAGTCTTCAAGAGTGTCATACTTCCTGTTTGCAATTTTATCGTCTTCAATAGAAAGCCCAATGCTCACTGAATCAAAGAACGGAAATAAAACAATTCTATCTTCAAAATCTTTTCTTAGTCCATGATTTGCTTCTGCTAACCAAGTAGCTTTTGCAAACTGGCACAACTTTAATATGTGTAGACCGGCTTTGTGATCTGTGTCTTTTTCTTTCTCTTCTATAGTTGGATATATAGGAACCTCGCCCTCTCTGATCTTGTCTCTGTCCTGCAAAGCCTCCATGACAGCTATACCACCACCCTGAGCGTCTAGCGCTATCTCAGCGCAAGGAAATACTTTCATGAGGTCACGTATCTTTTTAGCGCAGTATGAGTAGAAGTCGTCTTCATCTACTATTTTAGATTTAAGCTTGTCTTTATGTTGCTTTCTGTTTGTTGTCCAGCAATGCACAATTCTTCTGTGGTCTTCATTTATCTCCATAACAACTATACTGAAGTTATCAATCTCAGAAGCGGGGTCAACTCCAAACACATATTGTTTTTTTGGATTACCTTTTAGCATAGCCTCAAAAGAAACTTCTCCAGAGGGAAAGCTTATAGGCTTTGTAGGAGACGTACAACAAGATTCTATCAAACTTCTCTTAAAGAAACCCTGACTATCCGTAGTAAAGCAGGCGCCATACTCCATATTGAATATACCAGAGTGTATCGTTGCTTTTGCTCTGCCCACCTGACCAGCATCCATAAATCCATCAGGAAGCTTGTCTACAGGTATCCTCATAACAGAGTATTCTCTCCAATCAAAATCTTGAGGAACTTCTCCATTAAACACTTCTTTAAGCTTAGACTCTTCTCCACCGCTGTTTACTATAGCCCTATACCTTTTCCAATAATCAGCAAAATGATTAAAATCATAATAAGCCGTACCAGATAAAATGATTTGGTTTGATTTGTCTTGTGGAGCATCTACATCTGTGTCTAGAGATATGCCAAGTTCTTCCGCCTTCTTTTTCTTTGCTCTTTCTTTTACCTTTTCTATGGGAGATGCAGCCACAGCAGCGAAACCTGCCACAACATTTTCAAATATGTCTCTAGGTATAGACGCAAACTCGTCAGCGATAATATCGTTGGCACGTTGACCCCTGATCTTGCTTCCGTCACCAAGCGGGAGACAGGTTATAGTGCTTTGATTGATATGCATGACACATCTATCAACATCTCTTCTAGGACCGCTATTCGCGCCGCACAGATCCCTTAAAACAGGCGCATTCTTCCATATCGTGTCCATGTACTCAAACAAAACTTTTGATTGACGGAAAGCAGCGCCAACAACAATAATTTTTCTTCTAGGCATGAATAAAGCACGAAGAAGCGGGTAAACAGAAAGTATGAAAGACTTACCCATACCTCTAGTGCCTATAAGCATTGGAAACTTTCTATTCCACATCTCATATAATAATAATGACTGCATAGGAGCTAAGTCAATATTTAAAACATACTTAGAAGCGAAAGAGAAGTATTCAGGACGCATCATTAGCCAAGCTATTCTTTCAATTAGCTGATCCTTGTCTGCGCCCTCCATAATAAAATCCATAGGATTAAACAGAGAGCTTTCATCTACTTCTATGCCTAGCCAAGCGTCTTGTAATTTTTGTTGATTATTTACCATCATCTATTCCGTCAGCAAATCCAAATTGTACCGCTTCGCTCGCAGTAAGATACCAATCTCCATCTTTCATTTTCCTTTTTATGTGCGCTTTAGTTTTTGACACGTTGTGCTTTCTTTCCTTAAAGTATTTACCAGTCTTTTGACATTTTGTAGCAAATATGTCTAGCATCGTCTCTAGATTTTGTTTATCTAGTTCCGCCCATTTTTGAGCGCTTAGATAATCACCACTACAGTCTGTAGAGCCAAAGTGTGCCATAAAGTGTGAGTGCGGCGACATTAACCTATTGTCAGCCGCCTGTAGTATTATACCGCTCATGGACTCAGCTTGCCCATAGGCCACAATAGTAACATAGGACTTGCAAGCCTGTATCGCATCGTATATAGCCATACCAGCTTGCCAGCCCCCTCCAATGCTCTGCATATTTATTCTTATCTCGCCACTACTTAAAGAGTCTAGATGTCTTATATTCTTTACAAAGTTTATAGCCATTCGGTAGTCTACACCGGGATCGTCTTCGCCATTGTCTTTGGCTGAATGTAAGTAAATCTCCCTATTTTTAACATCAATTCCGTAGTTATGTATTTCTCCAATACTATCTCTAACGTTTGACATCTTTTTCCTTATGAAATAATTCGTTAAGTCTTTTGAATATACTATTGCATACTACAAAAGCGTTCTGTTTATTTCCACAGAATAGTATCTTTGTGTCATACCATATCTGAAACTCCACAACACACTTTAATAAATACTTTCCAGTTACCTTTACCTTGGGCCTCATCCTCATGGGTACTTTTGAATTTTCTGGATACTTTAAAAGATCATCCATTGAAAACTCACAAATAATAAAAGAGAACGGGTAGTCCTTCATACGCTCCATCTCAGCTTGGAAAGGTTTCTTCTTTCTACCAAGATTCATCGCAATTTCGGAGGTGCAGCCTTTTCTTTCTATGCATACAACGTCTTCAAAATCTTGAAGGGTATAGTCTCCGGTGTTAAGGGTTCCAACTTCCATGCCAGCACACTTATCATACGGAGAGAAGAACCACCCATCCTGTTCTCTTGTGTCTTTTATTACTTTATACTGCGGTATCATTGTTTATATTTTATTACCTTTTTAGCTTCATCCCAAGTTGGCTTAATTCTGCCACACATCTTGTAAACTTGATTGAAGGTAGATCCTGTGCAATTTTCAAAAATAGCGGGCTTTCCGGGATTTTCATTTATCGCTTTTATGATAGCTTCTGCGTCATTTGAAGAATCAACTTTAGGCACTTCCGCAGGAATCTGTTGCTCAAATGTTTTGATCTGTGGTTTTGGAGTTACAGGAATTTCTGGATCTGTGTCTTCGTTTTTGAATTTCTCAAACATGTTTACCTCTTCTTGTTTATTAATTGTGTGAAATAGGAGGCATAATGTGTCTCCTTGCCCGTTATGGATTTGTGACACGCGCTACACAGAGTTATGCCATTGTCAGTGTCATACCTCAAAGACGATGC